TTCGTGGGTCGTGACTTCCAGAAAAACACAACGTTGCTGGACGACACCCCAACGGCATCACCAGATAACGACCCCTTCGTTCACCTTGATTGCGTGTTCAAGATGGGCGGTGTGACTATCGGCTACATGACTTCCTTTAGCTTCGCAGCAACGCGAAACCTGACCGCTAACAACGTTCTGGGTGACAAGAAAGCCTACAGCATCACCAAGGGTAACTTTGGTCTGACGGGCAGTTTCACCGTGTTGGCAAAGGACAGCGTGATGCTTGACCGCTACTTGGCTGAGACTCGTGCTCCGCTGGTTGTGGAAGCCACAAACGGCACCTTCAAGGACATTTGGACCATCCACAACCCATTGTTCACAGCCGTGTCTAACCCACTCGATGGCGACGGTGCAACTGTGCAGACGATCAATTGGGTAGGCGATCCAACGGCAGACTTCAAGGTCTTGAGTTTGCAGCGCGTAACTCTGTAATGCAAAGGGGCCTCAGTGCCCCTTTTCTACATCATGACAGCCGAAGAGTACGCACGCCTATTCATCCAGAGCCTGGGTGAAGAAACACTTACTACCCTTCACGATAGGACGCCAATTGACACAGGTAAAGCCCGGAGAGGGTATTACTTGGAAGTAAATAACGATGGCTTCGATGTAATTAACAACGAAGATCACATCGTCGCCCTAGACGAAGGCCATTCCCAGCAAGCACCGCAGGGAATGAATCAGCTAACACTCCAAGAGATGCCTAGCATCATAGAGCGAGTGGTAGCAAAACTCCCCAAACAATAAGAATAAAAATGATTATCACATCCTTGAAGGAACTGCGCCCAGTTCCATCCACATTGCAGATCAACCACCCTATCAGCGGTGAGCCCGCGTTTGATCCCGATGGTAACCCAATCACTGTAACTCTGGTGGGTCCGAACAGCTCGCAAGTGTTCGATGAAACCGTAGCTGCCGCTCGTCGCCGTATTGAAGCCGGTGATAAGGCGCAAGACCCAGCTTATGCAGTAAATGAACGAGCAGCTTTCATTGCTTCCGCAATTATTGGTTGGAGTAGCGATGCTGTATTTGGCGTCAAGTTCTCCAAGAAAGCCGCTCTTGAATTCGTGAAAGATCCAGAAAACGGCCCAATGATCGCCCAGATCGAAGCGCATCTACTGGATCGAAATAATTTTTTCGCGAAATAACCGAGCAGTTGTGTTTGCAAGTTAGGTATGGAGTAGCGGCTAACTACCAGCATGAAGGTGGTTCCCGCTACGAAGCAGTAAAAACACCAGCAAGAATAGAAAAGCGCAATGCCGAAGAACTTCTACTGGAAATGTTTCCCGACCTACCTAGGCCAACACTAAAAATCCCAGACGAGTATTTCTATTTGCTGCAAGTTTTCGGTGATCTGCACGAAATGCGAGAAGAAGCTATGTCTGGGCCTAGGCGCATCACCTACAGACAAATTGAGGAATACCAACGTGCCAAACGAATGAGTTTTGGTAAGTGGGAAATAGATTCGATAGTAATGATCGACCGTGCTTGGACCGATCAAATGTCTATTGAGAAAGGTAAACAAGCATGAGGTAATAGGGATGGCAAGTTTTTCAAGCATTGCTGAGTTGAAACTTAGCGTCACAGGGGCGAAAGAGCTTCTTGATGTGTCCAAGGAAATGGACAAGGTTACGGCAAAAACCCGTGACTACAACAAAGAAAGTCGTGAGACGGCAAAGGCAACAAGTGCCGCAGAAAAGGAAGCAGAGAAGTTCCTGCAGAAGTTAAAGAACCAGGCTGATGCTGTGGGCAAAACCAAGTCCGAAATGCTGGCAATGAAAGCAGCCACGTTGGGACTTAGTGATGCTGCAAAGCCTTACCTTGCGACGATCAGCGATGCAGAAAAGAAGCACGTTAGTCTGAACGACACCATCAAGAATCTGGGTGACAAGATTTCAGGTTTGGGTGGCCCTATGAGCGACGCGGCTAGTGGCACGTCCGACTTCCTGGGGAAGGTCACAGCACTGGGTAGCAGCGCCGTCGCAGTTACGGTGTCCCTGGTTGCCCTGGCAGGGGCGGCAGGCATCATGGCCGCGTTCAGGTTCGCAGGCGCAGTTGATGACCTGGGCGATCTGGCTGAGAAGTTGGGCTTGAGTGCAACCCAGGCAATGGTGATGGATCAGCAGATGAAAGCCGCTGGCACATCGCTTGAAACCTACTTTTCAAGCATCAACAAAGTCACATCAGCGCTCGCAAAGAGCGATGACGAAGGTAAAGCCGCAGCCGAAGCACTCAACACGCTTGGCATAGCCGCTACAGATGCAAGCGATCCATTCCAAGTAGCCGCAGAGCTAACCGAAAAGTACAAAGACAAGCTGGCCGACGGTAACGTTACTGTCGGTGAAATGGCCGCATTGCAATTGGTGATGGGTAAGAACTACCGCGAAAGCATCATTGCAATTGATAACGCCCAGAAAGCCCAAGAACGTTTGAACAAGTTCACGGAAGCTGGTATCGGTATCAGCAAATACGGCAGTGAAGCGGCAAGCGATTACGAAACTGCTACGAATGATCTAGGCGTAGTCATGTCAGCAGTTGGCTCCAAGCTAGTTGCTGAAATCATCCCTTCCTTCACCTCCCTGATTAACCAGTTTGTTGAGTCATACAAACAAGGTGGGCTGGTAAAGAGCGCATTTGATGTTATCAGAATCGCCGCTCAATTGGTGATGGTTCCAATCAACTTGTTGATTAATGCTTTCATCGTACTGGATACTGCGATAGGTTCTATCGGTAAGAGTATTGGTGCGGTGTTTGCCGCTATTTCAACTGGTTCCATGGAGCCACTTCGCGCACTTAAAGGCGACCTGGGTTCAATTGTTAGCGATGCATACGGCAAACTCCGTAACCCCGTATCTTGGGACCCGGGCGATAGCATTGATCCTTCTAAGACTTTGCAAACTCCACCAGGACCAAGACCATCTAGAGGTGGCCGTGGCGGTGGTGGTAGTGCTGGTTCAAAAGCTGATCCCTACGCAGCGTGGATGGATAAAACCAGACAAGGCACTAGCGAAGCAATCCAGGAACTGGAAACCGAGGAAAAGCTAACAAGCGCGCAGAAGGACCGAATCAAGTTCTTGGATGAAATTGCTAGCGGCAAGTTGAAGATTACTGAAATGCAGAAGAACGAGTTTCTTGCTGCAAACAGTCTGTTGCAACTCGCTCAGCAAGAACGCAAAGAGCAGGAAGCCAACGCAGCAGGTGAGCAGAAGTACCGAGAAGAAAGAAGGAAAGCGGATGAAGCTCGCATAGAACTTGGTAAGAAGCAACTCGAACAATTGGATGCATTCAGCTCTAAAGGCCGTGAAAGCATCGAGGCTGAGGAACGCAAGTTCAATCAGTTGGGTATGACTACCAGGGAAATCCAACTCCAGAACGATTTGGAAAAGATCAATCTGGATACGAAGAAGCTAATACTCGATCTGACTAAGGACATTACCAAGCAGGAAGAAAAAGACGCTATTGCAGCCGAAGCTAAAGCGAGAGCTAATCAACTTATCGCAGACCGCAAAGGGTTGGAATCCAAGTTCGCGGTTCGTGATGGCGATGGATTTGGTGGCTTTATTCAAGGTATCAAGAATTACGGCGGTGCAGCGAAGACAACTTTTGAACAGATGGAAGAAGTTGGAACCCGCGTTGCCGGTTCGCTGGAAGATGCTTTCACCAACATGGCTCGTACAGGTAAGTTGAGTTTTGCGGACATGGCTAGAAGTGTTATCGCGAACTTGGGGGCGATCTTCGCAAAGATGGTTGCGACCAAGCTGGTGAACATGATCGTTGGCAGTTTCACAGGCGGCTTGGGTGGTGGTGCAGGCATGCCAGATGACGTACCAACTCGCGGCGGTCGTGCTGCTGGTGGTCCCGTTACTGCTGGGCAAACGATGTGGGTTGGTGAACAGGGCCGCGAACTGGTTACTTTCGGGTCCAGTGGGTCCGTGACCCCAAACCACAAACTGTCCAGTGTTGGTAGTTCGTCTGGTGGCAACACAACGCACATCACAGTCAATGTGACAGGCGGCAGCACTAACGACGAAACAGGCGCAATCGTAGCCAAGGCAATCCAGGGCGTAATTGAAAAGATGCCCGGTGTAGCTCGCGCAGAGATCGCCAACCAATTGCGTCCAGGTGGCATTAGTAATCCCCTGGCTGCAAGAGCGTTCTAAGTAAATACATCACATGGGGAGTTCGCTCCCCGGTGACACGCAACGTGTCATCACTTCAATTCGCCTGCACTCGCAGGAGGTTCCCAAATGGCAAATTTACCCTTTCAAGACAGGGTTTCTCAAAGTTCAAGGAGAAACCGCACCCAAAAGATTCTGTACGCAGAGTACCAGGGTGCAGAGCAAGTGTTCCCGCTCGGCTTTAACAGTTCACGTGACGAGTGGAACATTTCAATCAATAACTTGGACGACACGGAGCAAGCAACTATGTGGGCATTCATTGACGCCCACGGTTATACGGAAGCCTTTTACTTCCAATCAGCTTACGACTCCGCACCCAAACTGTATCGCTTTGTGGTTGACACCATCAACTCAAGCCATGAAAACAACCACACATCGTTTACCTTTTCATTGAGGCAAGTAAGAGCATGATTACCCAACAGTTAGCACAGCAACTTCAAGCAACCAGCTCCACGTATGGTTACGTGGAGTTTTATGAACTTGATCTAACAAAACTAGGTGGTGGTGTTCATCGTTTTACACCCCATGCAGTAGATGAAAGCGGAGTGGTATGGCGCGGCCAAACGTATTTGCCAATGCCAATTAGCACTTCGGGCTGGGACATTTCTGGTAATGGCGCCCTA